TTCTTTTGTTTTCCACTATACTCATCTACAGCCATACCTTTCCACCTTCTATTTTTCAGTAAGGAATCGGCTCTAAAATATGATATTTCACCACCTCCAAAATCTTGATGATAAACTACTCCTACTTCCCACTTTTCGGTAAGTTCAACTTCTTCTTTCATGGAAGTGACATTAAATGTTTTATCGTTCATTCCCCATGAAACAAATTTGCCTCTATTATAAAGATAAAATTTTGCTGTCTTTTTACTTGGATGATCTAGGGATTGTAAAGCCATTTTCTTTGGTGTTTTTTCAGTTACTTTAAATTCTCTCCACTCATTACCTTTTTCAGCTGTGGCTTGATACCAAACTTTAAAAGTATCACCAGTTTTTAATTTATCGTAGAATTTTAATTGATCTGTTGATTTCATTTGTTTGGGTAGAGTGGCTTCATCAAGTTCAATTTCTTCAACATAACCTGATGCTCTATCTTTCTTGTGAAGTACAACGCCCGCTTTCTTCATTTTATTTTGACCTTTCTTCCATTTCTTTGTACCGCCATATCCTTCTATAACATCATCTATTTCTGGTTTTGTCTCAAAACCCATGTGAGTATATCCACTTTCATCACTTATTTTATCACTAATATAATCTTCTGCATCCTCATAAGAACTTAGTGATCTAGAAGGAACTTTTATTTTCATAGTTTTAGGTAATTTACGTGCTTCCGAACTAGGAGCATCCCACTTAATTTTAAAAATTGTAAAGACTACATCTTTTGCTTCATCAATCTCAACTTCTTCTTTCGGGCCATAACCTTTGGGGGTTACATCCTTCCAGTTTAATTTTTCTCTACCTTTTGCAACACGTGCTGCAACTTCTGGTTTTAGATTACCTTGTTTGTCAAAGAACTTTGCAAGATGAGGTGGGAGTTTTGATGCTTCATCTATCAGTTTTCCATCTTTGTAATGAGCGGCATGTTTATGATCACCACCCCCTTTACGAATCTTATCTAATTTTTTATCGTCCTGATATTTACTTATAGAATATTTTTGGCCAGTTTTTGTATTTCTAATACTCCAAATTGGTGCTTCATCAATCTCAACTTCTTCTTTGGAAAGTTTTGCGGCAATGGCCATCTCTTTCTTTTTCTTGTCTGACTTACCCTTAAACTGAGGAGCATCGGATGATTGAAAATCTTTGATAACATCCGTCATACTTGCTTTTTTAATATCAATACCTTCTTTCAGCTTACTATATGTTTTTTTATCCATATCTCCCTCGTAATTTTCTTTGAGAATAAGTGCTTCATTTTTCCAATCAGTTTCCAAGAAAGACAAAAATGATTCTTGTAATTCTTCATCAGTACCATCAAAATTCTTTTCTTCTTTGATCAACCATAGGGCGGCAGCATAAGAGGCAAGGCGAGATTTTCCGAATGGTATTTTTTCCATCAATCTCTTGAGTTTCCATACCAATCGGTGCATCATAGTATAGGAATCTTTTTCTTCATCAGTCTTTAGTTTACGATGCTTCTTAAGAATCTTCCCCTTTTCATCTACAATACCAAATTTAAAGGCATCAGTACTTTCCCAGGGAGTGGTAAGTATTCGCAAAAACTTATATATGAAATATAAGTTCAAAGCTCCACCAACTACACCTTCTTTTAATACTGACATTTAAACCTTTATTGTTCTTAATCGAGTAACGATACCATCATCTAATTGAATATCGGTTGATCGTAACGTTTCTCCTCTAATTGACTCTACTGTTTCTGGCATTCGATCCAAGAAGATTAAGAAAGTTTTTAACATTGGCCAAAAAGCTTTTTCGATTTTATAGAACAATATACGAGTTCCAGCATGTATCGGAAAAACATTATAAAATACAATAAGGTGATTAAGTATTAATCTTTCCTTTAATTGACCGTTATTTTTATAAATGTTGAAGAGTCTTTTGATATACTTAATTTTTTTTAAGTCATCGTAGAACTCTTCAATATCGGTACATTGTATATCATCATATTCCTTCATGGCGTACATGAGGAAATTATCATCATTTAGATCATCAAATATCATTTTTCTTCATCAGGGCCAGGACCGTGTTCTTCTAAGAATAAATCTTTTGGTTCACTCTTTTCATCTTCAACACCAATTTTTCCTATAAAATGATCAATTGTCTGTAATGCTCCAGCTGTCATTATCAATTGTTGTTGAGTTTTTTCACGTTCTGCAGTAAGAGCTTGTATTCTTTCACCTAAAACTGCACGATCAGCTTCAAGTTTCGCTTTTTCTGCTTGTAATTCTAATAGCCCAATTGTTTTTTCTTTCATAATAAATCCTTATCAAAAAGAGTAGGCCTTGCGACCTACTCTCCATTAAAAAACGATGGATTAAGTTACTGCGTAACCATTCCCACCAATGATCTGCCATGCACTATCGTTCCAAATAAGAACAACAGTATCACCCACTGCATCAAGAGTTGCATAAGAACCACCATCTAAAGTAGTTGGTGTAACTCTCACATCTCCACCATCAACAGTATGCGAGACAATTTTAATTTGTCCAATTTGTGTTGAATCAGCGAGAGAAACTACTTGAGCTGCACCAGTAGAAGTACAGTTAGTAATCGATGTGGTTAGATTTGCAGCTCCGGCACCAGAAAGTGCTTGAGGTGTTCCAGCAAGAGCAATCCACGTTGGGATCTTGTTGAACACGTTTGCAGAGGTAATCTTTTTGTTTGTTGGTGAACCACTTGGATCATCTACAACATGGAAAAGATCATCGGTACTCAATGCGGTAGACGCATTGAGAGCGGTAATTTTCTTATCAGCCATTTTGTTTCCTTTTAGGCAATGTGACGGGACTCGCCACCGTTAAGGAATATACGCTAGGACTCCGTATTCATACGAAAGGGATTGTCCTAGACGTATTCCTGTAAAATCTATTAGGGTTATAATTCACCTAATAGGGTATCGAAACCTTTAGATTTGCAGATCTCTTTGATCTCTGCATCACTATGGCTTCCATCTTTAATCATCCCCCATACAACAGCGGCATCTCTCCGCTTCTGTGCAAGGGATTCAATATGTGATCTAGCAGAAGACTTTGCAGAACTAGACTTTGCAGAACTTACTGCCTTCTCCGCCGAATGTGAAACTTTCTTCGCGGCCTTCTTAGCCTTCTTCAATAAATTTTTTGCCATTTTAACTCCAAACATTAATTATTATTATGTTGTAACTGCTCTTGTAGCATAACCAGATGCGGTTTTCACTGCAGCTGTAACCGTTTTACTTGCAGCGTTTAGAGTAGTTCCATCGACTGCATCTTTCAGATCTGGATCTCCAATAACAGTATCATCTGCAATACTTAATGTTGCAGCTTCATCAACTGTTGTACCAGAAAATCTTACTGTATTGCCCTGTAATTCATCTGCAATTGCTACACCATCAATATGTGTTGCAGTAAGTGTGATGTTAGTACCAGTAGAAACAACTACTAATGTTGCTGCTGATCCTGCATCATATTCTACTAATTCATCCCAAGTTACATTGACAGTAATTGCGGTTGCGGCAACATATGCAGCTTCACCCCATCTTATCCTTGTAATTGTTGGACGCTTCAATCCTGTTGATGTTGATGTTCCTGCGAGTCCACCGATTGCGACAAGAACTTCATCATCGGCAGCTGTATTTCCGTTACCAGTTGCAGCACCGTTTCTCATCATCCAGCCCTTATTAGAGGCAAATGCTTTAGTGATATCATAATCACTATCTGCATCGTCAACTAGGTGCTGTGGTTTGTTATCAATGGCATCGTGAGTTGTTCCCCATAAAGGCATTGTGTTCTCCTATTAAAAGTTGTTGTATTATATTATATTTATGACTTATTATACTTCTCTAAGCTTGTAAGATCATAATATGTCATAATTTCTTCTTCGCTTTCTACTAATGCGTCTCTCGCACTTTGTAACTTTTCTTGAACTTCCGGAAACCCCGAAAATTTCTCTTTAATCTTATCAATCTGATCTAAACGTTCTTTAACTAGATCTAATGAAGAATCATAATTTTGTGTTGTCATCCGTTTGAACTCCTTGCATGAAAAATCCCTTTGGTTTACCGGCGGATAATGTTTTACCTACCAAATCAACTAATGGATTTACTTCAGGCAATTCTTCAATTTCAGTTTCAGCCTCACCAGATTCTTGTACCTCTAAAGAGGCTTCAGGTTTTGTGTTTACAATATCATTAACCAGAGATGAGACATTTCTTAATTTCTCTGCTTCTGATTTATTATCAAAATAATTATCGTTTTTTTCCATAGGTTTTTAGCTCAATCTTGAATTTTCGGTTTCCCATTCGGGTTTATTTTTTATTGCTCTATTACGTGCTTCAGAAACTATATCATAAGCAGTTCGTTGTAGTTCTTCACCGAAAAACTTCTTATAACTCTTCTTATCAAAGTTACCTTTTGGTATAGATTTTTTCATATACTTGAGTATAGATTCTGTTGATTTAACATCAGTAACGGCGCTTATGTATATCTTACCAGCAGGATCTAACCATTGGGCTATCTTTTGGGCGCCCATACCTCCTTTATACAAGGAATCACCATCTGTAAAAACAATCTTTCCAGATTTTTCTTTCTTGTAGTAGAATGCATCGATAACAGATTTGTCTAATGGTTTGAGTGCTTCTGTAAGTTCAGAATCTTCTACTATTTGATCTAATACATCACCAATAGTTTCTTCTCCTACGAGTTTTGGTTGTCCACCCTTCCTGAAAGACTTTTTGAGTGCTTTTTCTGCCTTTTTTAAATCTTTTTTCTTGACAACCACTTGACCCTTTTTATTGATTTCGGCATCTATGCCTTCATCATCTAAGGCCATGATTGCCTGTAATTCATTGCTTTCTGTGATTGTCATATTTCCCTTTGGTTTATAAGAAGTGTTTTGTGTTTTATTTTTTTCTTTTTCTGCTTCTGCCTCTTGTTCTTTTCTCTTTTTTTCTTTTGCATCGGCCTCTTTCCGTCTCTCATTTTCTTTATCTGCTTCAATCTCAGCGTCTGCTTTCTCTTTATCCTTTGCTGCCTTCTCTTCCGCGTCTTTCTTATCCTTTTCGTCTTTTGCTTTCAATGTTTCCACTTCTCCAGTAGGCAACACTTTTCCGCTGTCATCGGGATATTGTTGATATCCTTTGGGAGCTCTTTTGTGTTTCTTAAAAAATTTATCTGCAGCAGCTTGGTCTTTTACACCCCCTAATTCATCAGCCGAGGCCCTCGTTTCTGCATCTTTTGTCGCTTTATCGGCATCATCAATTTTCTTTTGAGCTTTTTCAGTATCAGTTAAATCACCTCTTTTAATCCGGTCTTTTTCCTTCTTTTCTTTATCGGCCGTAGCATCTGTTTCTTTTTCATCATCTGTCTGTTTTTTATCTATAGTCTTTTGTGCCTTTGCTTTGTCTTTCTCACTTGCACCTGGATCACCTAAAATTGCTTTCGCATCTTCAACATCACCTTTCCTTTTATCTTCTATATCTTTTGCTACTGCTGCTTTATCCTTTTGCGTTTGAAAAGGATTCAACGCATGCAATTTTTTCTGCAATTTAGTTCCTTTACCAAATGTATCCCAAGCTTTCTTCATAGCTAGGAGTCCACCAGCAGCACCCAATCCAATTAATAAATCCCCCGCAGTGGCTTCATCAATTGGCTTAGCTGGATCAATTGGTTTAGATGAATTTTTGTTTAAATCTTCATCTTCAACCTCTATATGTTGCTTAAAAGATTGCATAATTCTTTATTTTCCGCTTTTGAGTGGAATATCTACTTTAATTGTAACTGGATATTCCTTTCCTCCGAATTTGAACTTCTTTTTACCTTCTCTCTTTGCGGCGGAAGCGGCGGCCATAAACTCGGCAGCGCCTTCTTTACTCAGACCTTCTGGCATCCAAGATTTGAGAATTTTTCCTCCACTCTCCTGCATCCCTTTTTTTATTTGTTTAATTTTTTCATAAGTTAAACGCCTGAGAGCTTCTCTAAATCCTTTTAGTCTACCATCAACGGCAACTGCTTCCATTTGAAGATATTCTTCGGCCGAATATTCTTCTCCTACAATTTTTGGAACTTTATTAATCTCCTTAGATTGTTTAAGTATCTTTGCAGCTTTCTTTTCTGAACCTTTTTCTACATATAATTTTCCTTTTTCAAAAAATGGTTCATATCCTAATGGGCCGTCTATTTTGTTATCTTCTAAGATTTCAAGAACGACTGCTTCATATCCTTCTAATAGTTCTGTGCCGGTAACAGACCTTCGGATTGCTTCTCTAAAATTCATTTTTCCCTTCCTGAATCTATCTACTTGTTCTAATTTAGGTTTAGTATCAATTTTTTCTTTTTTACCAGAAAGTTTAGTTTCACCGGCATCGTACTTTGCTGCCTTTTCAGCGTCTTGTTGTTTTTTCATCATATCCGATAATTGTGCTACTACAATATTCGCGACTTGTTGAACTAATGCTGGATCAGGACCGGATGGTTTGGTATCACCCGCTCCATCATCCGCAGGAGGCTCTTCCTCTGCAGGAGGCTCTTCCTCCGGTTCTTCTTCACCTTCCGGTTCACCTACAGGATCTTCATCTTCATCCTCTTCAGGCTCTTCCTCATCTTCTTGTTCTGCTTTTAATTTCTCGGCCTTTAATTTTTCTCTGGCGAGTTTCTTTTCTTCTTTTTTTGTCTCGCTGTCTCTTTTAACAAGTCCGGCGATCACATCTAATAGGCTATCGGATGCCATATACTTCTCCTGAAAATTTTGTAAATGTTTTTTTGGGTTGAATATTTTCTACAACGCTTACTTGAAGATCATTCAAAAACGAAAAGTTAAAAGGTATTCCTGTTCGTTTTCCAATGCTCCCCAACAATCTTATTGCTTTACCAGAACACTCCATATAATCTCGTACATCTTGTTCTTTTATTTCTGATTCTTGTACTTGTGCTATAGTAAGACACTTATCAACCAAAATCAATGATTCTTTAAGATATGCTAACTCTGGTTTAGTGAAAGTACCTTCACCTATACTGTTAACGATTTCATCAAATAATTCATATGCTTCATTACAAGTAGATAAATTTATCGTATCATAACCTTGCCATGATAACTCTTTTGCTTCAATGAAACCTCCGGGCGTGATCACAACGGGTTTTAGTAGCCCTCTTCGGCGCTTCATTTCTTCACGAATTGCGTCTAATTTTAGTCCTTTTCGTACATCATTCATCATATTTCTTTTATCTTTTATAGTTAATTCACTTGATGCGCCCATCAGAAATGCCTCAAAATCTCCTTGAGTTGCGGCTTTCCTCATCTTGGATGCTGACATTCCAGAAGCACCATCGGCGTCTGGATCTCTTTCTCCGGCACTAATTATTTCTATTTCTTTAAATTCGTAAAATCCGTGTTTAGACTTTATCCCATTGTAACTATTTAGTAATGAGGTGAAGTCATCGACTCTATCACTACCTACTACCATTACCAATTTATCATATTTTCCACTTAGAGTATGAGCAATTTCTAGTGCATTTCTCTCTGTTGCTTTAGTTTGTATAGATCTTTTCATTCGTGGAAACATTTTCCCCAAATACTTCAGCTTTTGTTTATGAGTAAGAGGATTTTTCCTAGAATCTTGTGTATGACTCCCATAAATGAGGGCAGTTCCACCTTCACGTTGATTAGCAGCAATCACCGCATTTATCAACTTTTCATGTCCGATAGTAGGGGGATTAAATCTCCCAAATACAATTACAGCTGTGCTCATTACGACATTACGCCTGGATTATCTTTTGTAGTTAATCTAAGTTTTTTATGAAGTTTTATAGTCTTAGTAGCCCAAGAATCATCACCATATACACTAGGTGGTGTCATTGTTTTGGTTAACTTCGACCCCTTTTTGTGTAACTTCATCCAAAGGTCATTATATTTTTCTTGTTCTTTTTTATCCCAGCCACCTCTACCAGCTGACTTCTGGCCAAGCCGTTGTAATTCCTCTTCATCTTCATCTTCTGGAGATTTTTTGGAAAACCACCCCTCTTGCCAAACTTTATAACTTTTCATTTGATAACCTTTCCTAAATTTTTATAGAGCCCCTTCAATTTTCTTTCATCGCCTTTTTGGAGAGCTTGGATCATTTGTCTAGTAATGTCTTGTATCAGTATAACTAAATTGCTATCATCTTCTTCAAGGCTATTGTACAACCCCTTTACTCCGGCTCGTGCTGATTTCGACCATATACTTTTTTGTTTTTTCTTTTGTGTGGTACTCCAATGTTGCGGATCTACACACAGTTTCTTATGTCTATCACGAAAAACTTTTGACTTTAATTTTTCTAATGGAATAGAACACATATCATTGCCCGCTTCATCCAAAAGGGCTATATCAAGGGCTAATTTATCTTTTTTTGAGAGTTCATATAGTCCTTCATTAGTTTCTTTAAATCTTTTCATCTTCTCCCCTTTTCTTATTTACTGGCCAGTTTGTACAATATGGATGTTCTGGATCATTTCGTTGTTCATATTCATCGTAATGGTCATAACCAAGTTGAGGTTCGTGTCCTTCATGATAGTCCTTCTCAACTTCTTTTTCCATTATTTGTCCCAGTTTTTTGCTGCATTAAAGTTTTGCATTGAAAATTCCATTCGGTCAACCAACTTGACCGCTCCACCCTTAAGGTTGTCTATAGCAACAAATCCTTCTGGTGCGGTCACTCTAAATCCTGTAGATGTCTTCATCAAAGTTTTTATAGATTTGACTTTCTCTAACTTACGAATAATTAACAGTTTTGCATCAATAAGTAAATTTTGCATTGCAAATATCTTAACAAATTCACCTGAATTATCCCTGAGAAACCCCACATATCTGTCCATCACATCTTTTTTGTTTTTCTTTGTCTCTTCTCTTTTTACCTTATCAATCTCTGCTTTCAACTTGTCATATACAAATGCAATCAGTCCTGCGGTGTGTCTCTTTACATCCTTAATAGGTTCTCCGGCTCTTACCATCTTATTAGTATATGCTTTTACCAATTCACTTGTTTGGTCATCATTTGCAATCATTCCTAAAACATGAGAATCTAACTGACGGAATAGGCTTCCAGCTTGACTCAATATTTTACTAATATCTCCTGTTTCTTTCTTTGTCATGGTAGCACTTCCAGATGTATCTTGAAATGAAGCATCTGCTTGCCATATTGTACTAACATCTCTAAATGCTCCCCCACTAACACCAAAGGAGGCGGTCATGCCCTCCATCGTATCACCCTTATAAGTGGTGTGCCATACGATTCCCATATTAGAGGACAGGATTTTCGCCGCCAATCTAGACTTTACAGGTATTGCATAAACGATTGTATTTGGTTGAAACGTTATATAAGGTATATTGTCAATCGTTTGTTTTTGTAAATCATCTGCTGTGTACATCATGTCACCCTGTAAAACACCTTTTATGTTTGCTTTGGGCAATTCATTAAGGGCGACCTTAAGTTTTGATGCTAATCCACCCGAATGATTATCATCTATATCTGTTTCAGTATAGTTTATCTTTGCGTTCTTGGCGAATACTCCCTTTGTTCCTACGAAAAATCTGTCATTTTCTGGATTAAAACCCGCGAACACCGCCGGTGCTCCATCCCATTTTACAGTTACATCAACGGATGAATCAGAGTTTCCGGCTAACATGTCTCTTAGGCCTTGAAGAAAGTTGATTGCGCCTCTCGTTCCTTCTACTCCACCATTTAACACCTCATCTTCAAGGTGCTCCATGTGGAGGTTCTTTTGTTCAGTTAGGAATGAAGTAAATGCAAACATTAGACAAAATACGGGTTAGCTATTGATTGTAATACTGGTTGCCATCCAAAAATTCTTCGAATCCACACATAACCTTTCGCTAGCAATGCAATGATTTTTTTAATTACTTTA